AAATCAAATGTTACATCAGTTGAACTTGACAACCTTTTAAATTCTAAGTCGTTAGATGTAGATGTAAAGTAAGTAATATGTTCTTTAACCTCATTAAAGGTAGATATATTACGAACTTCAAGAATCCCTAAGTTAAATTCCGTAATTTCAAAGGTTAACTTGTATTTTCTACCTACAGTCAACAAATTAGATTTCTTTATGTAACTATAATTATTATCACCACCTATATCAAAAAACTTAGCTACACCATTTTCAATAGCTACATCTCCATTTAACTCCCAATTATCTTGTGTTTCAAACCCACCATTGGTTACTAACTCATCTCCTAATGTGTCCTCGTTTTCTATATTACCTTGTGCATTTATTCTTGTAGCACCACTTAATCTTGAAAAGTCCATATCTCCACTACCATCTTCAGGTAAAACTGCGTGTACCTTTCCATCACTGTAACCACTTGGTATCATTAATAATGATGGTGTTGCGTCTTCTGTAATACAATCTTCACTCTCTACAATACCACCTAAAGCTAATACTCTTTCTTTAAATCTTGATGCTACAGATGATAGTAAACTTGTATAAGATTTACCCCAACTAATAGTATTGGTTACATTACCCCACCAAGTACTTCCATAAATTTTACCCCAATTAATGTTATTTGCCATCTTCTATCGTTTTACCTAATTTATCCAATTTACCATTATTCAATTTCTTGTAATAAGACATTAACTTAATCTTACTACTTTCCTTTACTTTATAATTACCTCTCGTCTTCTTCATTACAATACAAAACTTGAAAAGTTATTAGATTCTTTATCAGGGTATAAATCTCCATTCTGATTAGCAGTGTATTCAGGATATTTAATACTATTCTGACAGATATAATCTATAAATCTATTTGTGTAAAATTCAGCTCTACCTGTAATCTTACTCTGCATCCTGTCAATATCCTTAAAGTCCACACTCTCTGCGTCTTCACTTCTGTGTTTAGATACTCCACCATTATTTATCTTAAACATAGCAAAAGGTAAATACTCCATTTGAGTAAACCATATTAACATAGGTTTTAAATAATCGTCTCTTAAAGACTTATAGTCAGCATTAGCAGGTAATGATATATCATCTGATATTATTAGCTCTTGCATCTTGTCATACAGTTTACCACCTAAGTAGTTCTGTATGTGCATATCTTGTGCTACTTCTATAAAATGAATTAACTTATCTGCGTCTGTGTTACCATCAATTACTGACCTGCTCTTTAAATCTTGTACTGTTATAAATAATGCTTTCATATCTTAATTTTTACCTTTTGTATAAGCACCTCTATCTGCTCTATCAATCATTCTTTCGTCTAATTCTTTAGGGTTTTTAGGTTGCTTTAATCCTTTTTCATAAGCGTCATTAGGTTTTATAGTAGAGCCATTCTTTCTATACACTCTAAGTTCCCAAAAGTGATGGCAATTCTTACCACCTTTAAACTTCAATAAGCTATAATTCCTTTTCTGATGTCCTAATTCTTTGTTAATACCTCTGAATGACATCATATTAATATCTTCCTTTCTAAAGGTTAATCCTTTTGATGTTAGGTTCTCCATCATCTTACAGAACTTTCTGCTCTTAGGATTCTTTCTGACAGGCATATAAACATATCTTATCTTATAGATGTCACTATCTTCAGTAGACTTCTTTTTAGGATTAGCATAAGACATTAGTTGCTTGAACCAATTATCTTTCTTCTCCGATGCTAAATCAGCTATTTTAAGCTCTTCCTTACCATCGTTGTACACTTCACTATGAATAACCTCCCAATCATCGCTAAGAACCTCTCCTAACCCTTCTAATTGATTAATCATATCAGTACCATCTTCATCAGAGAAATCATCTAATTCAACCGCTGATAACTTCTCTCCTGTTTCTTCCTCTCTTTTTACTTGTGTAGATACATTGTCTAACTCTGTAAATTCGATTGGTTGTAATGTTTTAAAGTATAAGTTTTGGTGTATGTCATTAAACTCTAACAACTCTTCTAATCCGTATAATATACCATCTTGCAAAGGTCTTATAATAACGTTATCCATCAATACAGATGCAGTTCTTAATTCCTCCGCATTGTTACCAAAACCTGTGTTATCTTTAATACCTAATAAGATTGGAGATACAATACCATGACCTAACATAATTTTAGCAGTTGCTTCATCAGATAAGAACTGATATTGTGCGTGTGCATCAGGTAAGTGTATAGGCTCTATATCTGCTTTAGTTTCTGCTGATTCATTAAATGCTATAATTGCTTTACCACTTGCAGAACTTCCACTAAACTTATAGTTAATCTTATTCTCGATAGCTGCTTGTACTGTAGCATCAGGAATACCATTATTAAAGTTAATGAATAAAGATGGTGCTAATCCGTTCTCTATATTAGAAATATGGTAGTTAGATACTTCAGATTCTAATTTACAGTATTGTAAACACGCTTGGTATGCTGTTGTTGCATAGTAATAGAATCCACTTCTATAAGGTTTAAATACATACAACTCGTTTAATTGGTCATCGCTACCATTACCAAATGTAGGTATTCTCTTCGGCTTATCAGATGATTTAATATCTGACCACTTAGGATGATAGTAATATGCTTTAATAACTCCTTTAGATGCCTTCTCTGCTCTTAACGTCTCCATAGGGTAATGAGATACCTTTAAGATAGTCTTCTTGTCCTTAGAGTAGCTTATTTGCAATGCACCTTGTCCTAATAAGTAATAGTCGTTTATTAACCTTTTAATTTCTTTAGGTCTTAGTAACTTACGCATCTTAACGTAGTATCTTGGGAATATCTGTGAGTTAGTAGACTCTAATCCTCTACCATACACCATATCTACAATACCATTAATACATCGTGAGTTGGTAGGACTATCTAAGTACCTATCAATTAACCTATCAAAGTAATCGTTGTCATGACCGAATGATACCCAATCCTTGTTATACTCCTCCTTTATTACAGGAACATCATACGATGCTAAGTTTGTTACTATAATACTATCTTTATATTCTTTCTTTTCCATTTATTTATATGTTTGTAGTTACTTCATTTGAAAACTCAGAGAAATCTCCTAAGTCATTAAACATTCTAACTTTCCATGTATTTGTTCCTGATTGAAGTTGTAATTTAGTTGATGATATAGAATATGAATTATTTGTAGTTGCTACTGTTCTTATTAAAATATCATTTCTGTATAATTCATAACCTCCCATAACACCACTGTATTCTCTTCTGTTAAATCGTAAGAAGAATCCTGCATCAATTCCTTCAGGTGGTGTATTTCTAAGGTTATAAGGCGCAAGTAATGCGTCTGCACCTACGTTCTCTATTAATTCAAAGTCAAAACTTGTGTCGTTTGAACCTGTGCCATTCTCTGCTGTAACAACAATGTTTTCAGTTCTTGGTAATCCTGTAGGTACACCATAAAATCTATTTATAGCAGGGTAGAATTTAATGTCATCAAACACATTAGATACATAAGTAGTTCTATCACTACCACCTCCATTGTTATCTATTGATAATTGGAATAAGTAAGGCGCTCCTATTCTAACGTAATATATCTTACCATCTTCTTTTAATGGATATGGTGTTCCGTTATTCAGTAAAGCATCAGGAACTTCTGCAAACGTACCTACTGAATCGCTATTCCCATCTGAAGGATTACCTGTGTAATTAGAATTAGCATCAGCATTAGTAGGGTCTTCTACAATAGCTGTGTCGCTAATATTAAAATTAAGTACAACGCTATCACTTCCATTTGTGTTAGTAGCGGTTACTGTTACTGTGTCTGTACGATTAACACCATCAACAACTCCGTATAATAGTCCTGTATTTGATATTTGTAAACCTGTAATGTCAGTATCTATAGTCCAAGAATCAACTCCGTTAAAAGTTCTTACATCTAAGTAGTACCCTACACCTATTTGAATATCATAAGTAGTAGTACTATTTAAAGCTATGTTTGGTGCAAGTCCACTATCAGTATCTCCATCACCTGAATCACTACTTGTACTTCCACTTGTATCATTAATTATGTATGTATTATCATCAATAGAGTTGTAACTCTTGTAAATAGTATTGTTACCTATTATGTGACTACTAACTTCTATTTCTGTAGTAATACGAGATGTAACGTACATTTTATCTCTGTACCATAAAGCACCATCGTTAGTTATTTCTAAAGAATATGTAGAGTCTTCTGTAAGTATAGTTGATGAAAATGCAATTTCAACAAATTTAGATACGCTTTGTATTGTAGCGTTACTAATTTCTTCTGTTGCTTTATCTCCATCTCTTTTAATAGTAAGTGTGTAATTACCCTCTATATTTAGATTTCGAGGTATCACTTGGATTATTTTTACTTCAGATGAAGGACTTAATATTATCATACTAATATAACTATTTTTTTTATTTTTGTTTTGCAATAAAAAACCCCACCGATTAAAGTGAGGTTTATGTTATGGTTTAACTGATATGTTGTCTACTGTAAGGTTATTAAACCGAACCATCATTTACATTAAAAGCAACTCCACCAAGAATAGCCTCTGCTGTAGTTGAACTATTTGAATCCTTTAAGAAGTTTGCAGGGAATCTTTCCATTCCTGTAAAAGATAGAGTATATCCACTCATATCTCCCATTGCACCACCTGTTACAACTGTACCACCTGTTACATCACAACCATGCTCTAAACCTGCCATCATTAAGTTACCTAAGTTATCCTCGATAATAATATGAGGTCTACCTACAGATAATCTCTTAATAGCTTTATGGTCTTCTATAGTTAATTTAATTAAAGTAAGTTCTAACACCTGTTCGAAGTAGTTTGTACCACTTTCTCTACTTGCTTGAATATTCTCTGTATAAGAAGAGTTATTTCTTACGTCATATTTGTAAGCAGCAGGTGTACCTGTAACCAACTCTACAACTTCCTCTTCACCTACAGCAGTACTATAAGTTATAGCACCCATGTCTCCGTAATTTACGAAGTAAACAGCACTAATACCACCAACGCTGTCTTTACAAGGCTCTTGTCTTCCTTTTGTTATGAAATCACACATATTTTTATATTTTTAAATTATTGTT